AAAGGTAACGTAGCTGATATTTTGACGGTTGCTATTACTACAAGCCAAACTACCGTAGTTCAAGTTAACGTAGTTTGTCAGGAAGCGATGGCTTAATATGGCTAAGTCTCCAGCATGGACTCGTAAAGAAGGTAAATCACCTTCTGGCGGTTTAAACGCTAAAGGCAGAGCTAGTTTGAAAGCAGCAGGTCATGATATTAAACCACCACAACCAGAAGGCGGGTCACGGAAGAAATCTTTCTGTGCCCGCATGAGTGGTATGAAAAAGAAATTGACTTCAGCCAAAACAGCTAATGATCCAGATAGCCGTATTAATAAATCTTTAAAGAAGTGGAAGTGCTAAATGGAAGCAATTATGCAATTTTGGAATGTATTGTTGACTATCATCACGGCAGCCATTGGATTTTTTGTTAAAGAAAAGTTTACTGAATTAGATCGTGTAACAGTTCTTGTTAATAAAACTCGTGAAGAAATGGCACGAGATTATATTACTAAAACTGAAGTGCGTAATGATATGCAACAAATTATTGACAGATTTGATAAGCTAGAGGCTAAATTGGATCGTTTTATTGAAGGTCATAAATAATGCCAAGTACAAGCAAAAAACAACATAATCTAATGGAAGCGGTTGCTCATAATCCAGCATTCGCAAAAAAAGTAGGTATCCCTCGCTCTGTTGGCGAGGATTTTAGTAAAGCCGACAAGGGCAAAACTTTTAAAAAGGGTGGAGAAATGAAAAAGAAAATGGCAAGCGGTGGCGAGACTATGGGTCCTCGTTCCATGAAAGAAGATGTAGAAGCTGGCTCAAACAAACATGGTAAACATGGCGAGAGCAAACTTCAAAAACGTGGTCATACACGTGGCAAAGAACTAGGAATTGATGGCAAAAAAGAGCCTATCGAAAGCGAAAAAAACATGAAGTCATTTATGGCTGGCATGAAAAAAGGCGGCAAAGTTAAAAAAATGGCTGCTGGCGGTACTGCTTCTAGCCGTGCTGATGGCATTGCTCAACGTGGTAAAACAGTTGGTAAATACTGCTAATAAAGGAAATATTATGAAAATGGATCACCCACCAATCTCCAAAGATATGGCTGCTGAAGAGCATATGATTCACCCAGAGCACATTGAAAAGCATCATGGCGGAGACGGTCATATGCAACATCACGAGCATTTTAAGAAACACGCTGCTGGTCATATGCTTCACCACGAACACGTTAAAGCAATGTGTGGTGGTGGCTATGCTAAGGGTAAGAAGTAATGATGGCGAGCCGTGGAATGGGTGATATTAACCCTTCCAAAATGCCTAAGAAAAAGGTTATTGAGCGTACCGATAACCCTGATTCTGTTGATATGTATAAAAAGGGTGGTGAAGTTTGGAATAAGCCACGTCCAAAAGGATTAGGCAAACCCAAAAAAATGTCTGAAAGCAAAAAAGCCAGCGCTAAAGCAATGGCTAAAGCAGCGGGTAGACCTTATCCAAATTTAGTTGATAACATGAGAGCAGCGAGGAAAAAATGAGTTTATTTAAACATTTTGAAGATGAAGCAGAACACGTATTAGATATTTTGAAAAAGGCTATCCGTCATGAAATGCAAGTTTTTGGTGCTGTTAATCCAACATCTGAAGCATTATTAAAGACTGTAGAAGCTCATTTAAAAACTCCCGCTTCTATGCCTGTAGAAGAGCCTGTAGCGCCCGTTCAAGTAGCAGTTGCTACCCCAGCATCAACTGAACAAAACGTGGCTTAAAACGGCTAAATAATGGCTTATACCAGTGGTACTTCGTCTTTTAACCTTGACCTCACTGAGCTTGTAGAAGAAGCCTTTGAGCGTTGTGGCTCGCAATTACGCACTGGATATGATCTTCGCACAGCAAAAAGGTCTATCAATCTATTAACGATTGAATGGGCTAACCGAGGGATTAACCTTTGGACGGTAGAAGAAGTTTCTGTGCCTTTAGTCTATGGTCAAGCCATATATCCAGTAGATGCCAATACAATTGATATTTTGGATTTGGTAACTCGCACCAATAATGCCAGCGCATCAAACCAGCAAGATATTAACTTAAACCGCATATCGGAATCTACCTATTCTACGATTCCTAATAAGCTTACCTATGGTCGCCCAATACAAACGTATTACAGCCGTGAAACAGGCAACTCTAACATTTATGCTGGAGTTAGTTTGGTTGGCGCTCTTACAGCCTCTGCTACTACTATCACTCTTAGCTCTACGGCTAATATGCGATCTACTGGATTTATTCAAATTGATAATGAAATTATTGGTTACGTCAATTTATCGGGCAATCAGCTTTTAAATTGCTACCGTGGACAGTACAATACTACTGCTGCGGCTCATAGCTCTGGCGCTTTAATTTATAACCAACAGTTACCGTTTTTAGCTGTCTGGCCCACACCAGATAATGGAACTCCGTATACCTTGGTTTACTGGCGCATGAGACGTATTCAAGATTCTGGAACAGGTGTATTTATTCAAGATATTCCGTTCCGTTGGATTACTTGTTTGGTTGCTGGATTAGCATATTATTTATCTATGAAGCTTCCTAATATGGATATGCAACGTGCTGCTGGTTTAAAAATGGAATACATGACGCAGTTAGAACAAGCTACTGAAGAAGATCGGGAAATGGTTTCGATTAGATTTGTTCCTCGTAATATGTTCTATTCGAGGTAAGTATGCCAACTAAGTATGCTAGTGGTAAACACAGTATTGCGGAGTGTGACAGATGTGGTCAACGATATAAGCTTAGTGAATTAAAAAAGCTAACCATCAAGACCAAGCTGGTAAGTATTAAAGTTTGCCCAGAGTGTTGGGATCCAGATCATCCTCAGTTACGACTGGGTATGTACCCTGTTAATGATCCGCAAGCTGTGCGTGAACCACGACCAGATATAAGCTATTACGCTTCTGGTCCTAGTGGTTTACAGATTAATCAGGGAGGCGGTACATCCCAAAGCCAAGCTGGATTTCCAGAGGGCGGTAGTAGGGTTATCCAGTGGGGATGGTATCCAGTGGGTGGATCCAGTGGTTTTGAAAGAAAACTTACACCTAACTATTTAATTGGTAAGGGCAATATTAATTCAGTAACTGTAGTAATAACTTAGGAGCAAAAAAATGGCAAAGATGGAATCTAAAAAAGAAGATATGAAACAAGACAAAGCTATGGCTGACAAAGAAATTAAAAAAGCTATGAAAGAACACGATGCTCAAGAGCATCCCGGCAAGCATACCAAGCTTAAACTTAAAAAGGGCGGTATGGATGTTAAAAAGATGGCTAAAGGTGGAGTAACTCAGTCTAATTTGCGTAGCATGGGTCGCAATATGGCTCGTGTTGCTAATCAAAAATCTAGCGCAAGAGGTCGTTAATATGGCAACCGCAAAGAATGTAAAACCTACTACCAAGAATAGCCCAGCTATTCGCACTGGTAAAGCCCCTTACGATAAACCTGCAAGTGATTATGCTCGTCCACACACAATGGATGGCAAAATTATTAATGGAAATGAAGTTATGGAAATGGGCGATTTTGCAACTGAAAAGTCTGCTAAAGAAGCCAACATTAAAGATCCATTACCAGCAAGCTCTGTAGGTTGGGGTAAAGGTACAACCAAAGAAGATGGTCAAGAAACCCGTGGAAATGGCGCTGCCACTAAGGGTCGTATTGCTCGTGGACCAATGGCTTAATAAATGAACTACGAAACGTTATATAACAACATTCAGACTTACGCACAAACGACAGAAACAGCGTTTGTAGCAAATATTCCGTTCTTTGTTGAACAGGCTGAAACACGCATATATAACGCAGTTCAAATTCCATCATTACGTAAAAACGTTACAGGCAATTTTACAGTTGGAAACCAGTATTTAACTTTGCCGTTTGACTGGTTGGCAACCTACTCTATTGCCGTAGTTGATAGTAGTGGTAATTACACCTATTTACTTAATAAAGATGTGAACTTTATTCGTGAAGCTTATCCCAACAATGGAACGACAAGTTGGACTTTACCTAAGTATTACGCTATTTTTGGTAGTTCCACAAATAATGTTAATGAATTAACTGCCATAGTTGGACCAACACCAGATCAATCATATACTACTGAATTGCATTATTTTTACTATCCAGTATCTATTGTGCAGGGTGTTGTTGCCGTATTGAATGCTACCTTTTCTGGTGGATCATTATACAGTGCAGGTTTGTATCAAAACGTACCATTAACTGGTGGATCAGGTTCTGGCGCTACTGCTGATATTTTAATAAATGGAAGCGGAGTTGTGTCATCCGTTACATTACAAAATGGCGGAAGTTTTTATCAAGCATCAGATGTATTAAGCGTATCAGCTAGTTCTGTAGGGGGAACTGGTTCGGGCTTTTCTGTTGGCATCGCTCAATTAAATAACCCATCTGGTCAAAGCTGGCTTGGCGATAACTATGATCCAGTGCTATTTTATGGCGCTATGCGTGAAGCTATGCTTTTCCAAAAGCAGGAGCAAGACATTATTAAATATTACGAAGATAAATTCCAAGAAGCGCTTGGCGAAATTAAACGTCTTGGCGATGGTCTTGAGCGTGGTGATGCTTACCGTGATGGTCAGACTAAACTCAAGGTTAATACATAATGCCAATAGTACAGACTCAAACCACGTTGTTTAAAGCCAATATTTTGTCTGGTTTGGAGAACTTTACTTTAACTTCTCCCTATACCTACAAAATAGCTTTATATAACGGAAATGCGAACCTTGATAATACAACCACCGCTTATACCAGTACGAACGAAGTCGTTGGGACGGGCTATACGGCTGGTGGACAGGTTTTAACCATATCTAACCCACCAACCCAAGATACCACAAATAACATAGCATATATCTCGTTTAACAACGTAAGTTGGTCTGGTTCGCTTTCCGCAAACGGAGCGCTAGTTTATAATAGCACCACTGGAGCGGCTTGTTTTATTTTGAATTTTGGTAGCACGATTACCAGTTCAAGCACGTTCACCGTTACGTTCCCAACGGCAACATCAACAACAGCAGTACTGACAATTAGTTAAGGAGTTTTACATGGAAAAAGCAAAATTTGGAGACATCAGTACCGCTGCGGTAACTCGTAATGCTGCGTCTGATAACTCTGTTGGGTTTGAAGGATACTATGATGTAGTATGCTACGATGCACAAGGCAATATGAAGTGGGAAGACAGAGCGCCAAACTTGGTGACTGCTGCTGGAAAAAATGCTCTATTTGATTATTATTTTGGCGCAACTGGCACTAGCGGTGGTACTTCTTCTGGCAGTAACTATCTTGGATTAGTAGGCAGCGCATCTGCTACAGCTAACTATTTCCCATCAGATACTATTTCTAGCCACGCTGGTTGGCAAGAGGTTGGTGGCGCTAATGCTCCCGCATACTCTGGTAGCCGTCAATCTCCAAACTGGACAGCATCTACAAACAACGGATCTGCTGCTGGTAGCAATATTAGCTCTAAAGCTGCATCTGCTTTGACATTTACATTTACAAGTGGTGGTACTGTATTTGGTTGCTTTATTAACTCTGGCGCAAGTGCATCTGCAACTGTAGGTTCTACTACTGGTGTTTTATACAGTGCTGGTAGTTTTACCGCAGGAAGCAAAATTGTATCCAGTGGTGACTCATTAGCAGTAACTTATACCACTACCGCAACGTCTTAATTTAGGAGCCAATTATGGCTTTAGTATTAGCTGATAGAGTACAGGAAACAACGACCAGTACAGGGACAGGCTCAGTCATATTGGCTGGGGCTGTCAATGGCTATCAAACATTTTCTGCTGGTATTGGTAATGGCAATACTTGTTATTACACCATTTATGACAATACATCTTTTGCGTGGGAAGTAGGTATTGGCACATTTACAACATCACCTAATACTTTAGCTCGTAATACGATTCTGTCTTCAAGTAATAGCGGTTCAGCAATTAATCTTGCTGGTAATACTGCGGCAGTATGGGTAGAT